ATAGACAGTGCTGCCAGAGTGAATTAATGATGCGTTATAAGCACTTGTGCTGGCATTTAGAATACCCCAATTACCCACCCCAATATTCACAATCATTCTTGGGATTGTAGCCCCCCAGCCAAAATACAAAGCAGCACTTGTTCTGTCCAGAGCCACCACTTCTGAGGCAATGATGTTTGCCTTAATCTTATTTGGTTCAGCTACTGCCCTAGTGACATAGAAGGTGGATGCAATGGATGTGTCATTTACTGTTGCAGCTTGGGTGGGGGCTTGGGGATACCCTGTCAAAGTAGGGCTGGCAGTGTTTGCCTTCAGTGCCAATGCAGTGTCAACTTGTGCAATGCTGTAAACGCTAAGATTGGTGCGCGCTGTAGAAGTGCTGACCAGCTCAGATAGATTATTTGCCTGGCGCAGATAACGGCCATCAGCACTAGACTCAGTTAAGGCTGGCTCTAAAGGTGACAAGCTTAGTGCGCCTTCATCAATCACTGCGGATTTTAAAGTGCAGGGAATTTGCAGCACTGTCAGGGTATCAGTGCCATCAGCAATTTCCACTTCCAGGGTGGTCTGTATGCTTTCAGCACCATCAAGGTAGCTGATGGCATTGGCCGTATTCATATCCAAATTACCTTCAAAGCCAGCAAAGGAAAGCAGGCCAGAGCTGCCACCTGTCAGACCAGACGCGCCAGGCTGCACCCTTACAGTGATATCATAGGCATAAGCCCCCACCTGTTGCACAGTAACAAGATCCAGCAGGGCATCTTTGCTCAGTGCGTTTTGCACTTCCAGGGCAGTGCTGCCTACAGCCAGGGAAATTGTGCTTACATCTGTGCCTGTGTTTGCATCAAAGGCCAGGGTGAATGTGCCACCCTTAGGATCAGGGCTGATGCTTGCGCGGAAAGTGGCGCGCGATCCATCCCAGGCAGACAGGGTAGCTGTGGTAATGGTGCTGGCTGTAGTGGCTGAGAAGCTAAGTGCCAAAGCAGCCACATTCTTTTGAAGATGCACCAGCACGATCTCAGGCTGGCTTCCATCACCTTCCTGTAAGACAGAAATGCCAACAGTGCTAAGAGGGATGAGCGCACTGCCATTACCTGTGAAAGCAGCCCTGCTTCCATTGCTCACAAATTTGATAGAATAATTGTCACCAATCTTGCTAACAGTAACCCCACCAGCTGTAGAGATAGAGGAAAGCAAATTGAGCTTTGTCTCCATAAAAGCTGCTGTCACATTGTGATCAAAGGCAAAGCTGGTATCACCCCCAAAGGTCAGGGTGAAATGGCCAGCTGTGGGGCTTTCATCAATAGCACCAATGGCCACCTTAATCCCTGGAGATCCAAGGCCAGCCACTTCCTGGCGGGGGTATGTGCCCAAGCCTGTCTGCTCAATAAAGTAAATGCGCAGCTTGGCCAGATCACCTAGATAAAAGACAGGATTGCTGATGGGGCTGGTGCTGCTGTAAGTGGCATAGGCCAGCCCAGCAGACACATCAATGAACAGGCTTTGGGTGGTAGGTAATGGCATTGGCTTCTAAAATTGCTGATAGGTCAATCAGTGGCATCTGGGGAAACAGACCTTAAGACCAGCCCACCAAATTGCACCCAGGTATCCAGGCCACCATTAATTTGATGAGTGACCACATTGGTGGGCAGAGTAGTGCCAGCCATCAAAGCTTCATAAGATGATTGAAGGGCTACCACCACAATGGGGATTTCACTGACTGTTGCAGCATTGACCTGGTAGCTGTAGCCAAAAGGCGCGCCTGGATCTGCCACCCATTGGGCTGTGCTGGTCAGCACTTCAAAGAAGCCTGTATATGTGCGGCCAATAAACCAGGGGTGATCTAGGAGCAGCATCTGATTTAGTGGCCACTCTGTCTGGTAAACCACATATCCTGAAGGGGGTGTGGTGGGCACTGATCCAGGGATGCCTGGATTGCCTGAGGTATAGCCATTGATGCCATCATTGGGGGTGACATACCTAACACCTGGGGCATATTGTGGCTCATAGGCATAAAAGACCTGGCTGCAATTGCACCCCAGATACATCTCACCATTGGGCAAAGGGATGGGTGCAAACATCAAAGCAGCTGGAGTAGCTGCCAATGAGCTGCTTGCCCCCTGCACTGTGTAGCCATCACTGAAATAATTAGATGTGCTGCTGTAGGCATCAGCATCATAGCTGACCACAGGGGATTGGATGGCTGTGTGCAGTGGCCTTAATACCAGGCGCATCCCATTGGTGGTGCTGGCTGGCTCATATAGCGACCAGGTGCGGAAGCTTGCCCCATCCACTTCCACAGCTGGGCTGGCTGTGCCCCCTGTGTGCCTGTCATTCTTCTGATACACCAGGCCATTAAGCTGCACGATTGATGCGCTGGTGGCTGCTGGTGTGCCCCATACAGGTGGGGTTTCAGTCAGCCTGGCATAATACCCATTTGGATAATAATCAGACATTGAACCAATACCAATATGCCCCTGATGGGGATGTGGCTACCCTGGCAGTGATCAAGCTGGCGCGCACCAGCTGGCTGATCTGCAGGCTGTTGCCTGTCTTTGTCACTGAGGCAAGGGCAAGATGCCCCAGGCTGGCTGTGTCAGCTGGCAAGGTGGCAGCAAATAATATTTCAACAGTGGCTGGAAAGGGTGTGCCACTTGCCCTGGTAGCTTTCAGATAGATATACCCTGTGGCACTTACTGCCAGCTGTGGGATGGTAGCTGCATCAATGAAATTGCCACCAATCTTTGGGATCACTTTGTTTACCGATCCAGGCTGCACAGACACAGCAGGGGCTGTGGCACTGATTGCATTGGTGTAAACTTCAAGGGCAGCGCGCTTCCTGCCTGGGGTGTCCACACTTAGGCTGTAGCCCTTGCTATCACTTGTGAAGGTGTAGCCCACACCTGGCTGCAGCTTGCTCATTAATTGTGTGTTTCGTAGATGAAGCTGTGCCAACCACCTGTGGCCACCCTGAAGGTAAAACGCACTTTATACACATTGGCATACAGCTCATAATTGCAGGATGTAAGCAGGCCATATCTGATGTGATAAGCACTGATGGGCTTAAGCACAGGGGGTATGATCATATCAGCTGCACCAGGGATTGTGTTGAATGTCTTGCCCACCATCTTCTGATTATTCAGCAGGATCTCCTTACTGTTTGTATAGTAAGTGCCTGAAAATTGTAGGTCTGGTGCAAGGTAGCTTTTCACTCCCACCAGGGCATTGGACAGCGCAGCTGCATTGGTAAGAGGGAAAGCCCTATCAGCAATATCCCAGCCTAGATCCTTAAGTGGTTTGCCTGATGTGCCAGCCTTGCCTGTGGCAAAGTTAGGATGCACTTCAATGGGCTGAGTGCTTAGGGCTGTATCACCAGACACCATCACCCTGGTCATCTGGCCTGCAGCCAGGCCAACATAATCAGCTGAGATCGTGGCCAGCTCATTGTCATTGATTGAATAGGTGGCCTTATGGCAAAGCAGACGGCCATCCTTTGGGTGGGCTTCATTCTCCTTGGGCTTCTTTGACTCAGCAGAAGCAGCATCACAGATGAAGGTCAGCCTGGATGTGAGCAGGCCAAAGCCATCATTCTCAATTGTCCAGCCAGGCTGGAGCTGTGGGGTGGTGAGCTTATCACCCTGATATTTTTTGGCCATAGGTTATACAGTGAACATAGATTGATTGGGATCTTTAGTGAAATCCACACCCTGCATTTTGCCTGATGCGATTTCTTCGCGCAGCTCCACCACTGCCTTGAGAATTTCTTTCTCTGTTTCAGCAATGCTTTTAAGGTATTCAGGAGCAGGATCAGATGGGATGAATTCACCTGCCATAGCACCCCCGATTTCTCGCAGGCTGGACACAGTAAGCTTGGCATTTTTGGCAGCTTCCTTGGCCTTCTCATCCTTGACCTTCTGGGCTTCATCAAGCTCCTGGGCTGTGCGCTTGGCATCATTCTTTGCAGCTGCTTCCTTTTCCTTTTCCAGATCGGCCACACCTTTGGCCTGATCAGCCAATGCTGCAGCCACTGCTTCATCATTCATCCTAGCCATTTCCAATTCTGTAAGGGCTGCAGCTGAGCCAGCACCAGCTTCAGATCTAGCAAGGGCTGCAGCTTCCCTGCGCTTCTTAAGGATGGCCAGCACTTCTTCTTGTGCCTTAAGGTCTTTTGCTGCAGATGCAGGGCTAAGCACAATGCCACCAGCTGTAGTGCCTTCAGCTGCCCTTTCACCAGCCCTGGCCAGCACCCCTGCCACTTCAGGATCACTGCTTTCAAGGAATATTCTTGTGGCTTCTGTCGCAGCAATTGCAGCCTGCTCCCTATTCTTTGCCTGCTGCTCCCTGCGCTTCTTTTCCTCAATCAAAGCAATCTGATCCTGGCTGATGCCTGGATCTTCACCATACCCATTGGCAATCTGCTGTGCCTTGAGCAGCACAGGGATAAGGTCTGCAGCACTCTTGCCCAGCATTGTGGTGGCCAAGGCCATCCTGTCTGTGTTGGAAGATGCACCACCCATAGCAATGCCCATTGCTTCAATGACCTGGATGGGCTTAAGCATACCAGCTGCAATCTGCTCAGCTGAGAAGCCTAGGGCAGTCAGCATCTTTTCCTGCGCGCTGCCACTGATGGTGGCCTGATCAATGATGTCAGTGACCTCAGTGAATAGCTTGGCCACCTTATTGACTCCAATACCACTTGCCTCAGCTGCCTTGCTAAGCCTAAGGAATTCATCAGTGGCCACACCAATATCTGCAGCCTTATCTGAAATCCCTGTGTAAGCTTCAATAGACTCAGCCACCTTCTTCTTCTGGGCTTCAATGGCTTCACCAATCATTGAAATCCCTGTATGCACTAGGGTAAGTGGCGCAGCAAAAGACAAGAAGCCTTTGGCCAGGTCTGTGCCTAGGTTTTTAATCTTCTTCTGCACTGTCTCCACAGCCCTGGATGCCTGATCCCTGGCTGAAATTGTGAAAGATAGGTCGTTACTCATTGTGCTTCTTGGCTTCTAATTCTGCCAGATGGTCAATCAATTCTTCATCATCTGTGGTCAATATATCCAGCTTAGCCCCCTGCTGGATATTGAAGGCAGTGGCCAGCCATAGGGCTTTTGCCTCAGGCATATTGAGCGCATCACTGTAGCTCATCCCATTTCTGACCAGGGTGGCCAGGATGCTAAGCTGCCAGGGGATTGAGCTTTCCCCGCTGCTGGCTTTCTTTTCATAAAACTTGGGATAAGATCCCTGCTGGTTTATGTGCTTAACGAAAGCCAGGGATGCCTCAGCCATCCTGGGCTTGGATAGGGTAAGCACTAAAGCCTTCCATTTGTCGGCCAGGGTAAAGCCATCAATGCTTTCATCTGCACAGATCTTGATGGCCAGCAGCAGATCTGTGGGAGTCAGCTCCTTATCCTGCGCAACATAGGGGCTGGCTATTCCCTCCAAGAAGATCCTGTGCTTTAGGCAGAAGGGCTTAAGCTTCTTGCCCAGGATGGATGTGCCTGATGGGGTAAGGAAGGCACTGAAAAATCTAAGGTCTGCCATTACAGCAGACCTTAAGAAGCCCAGCCTGGAAGGTCAATCTGCCTTAAACAGATGTGATCTTTTCGTATTGAGCAGCTGTGACACTGATGCGCATAAAGCCTTTGGCTTCCCCGCGCTCCTCAATCTGGGTGATGTGCCCAGCAAACGCATAACCATTACCTGTGAAGGCAAGCACTGTGCCAATTGCAACAGCATAGCTTGCAGGCACAAGACCTTCCACAGTCAGATTTCTGCGCTCATCAGAGTAACGCACAGTAATCACTTCACCCAGGGCATTGGTCACTTCATCAGCATTACCATAGCTAACGCTAGTGGTATAGCTTTGAACAGTTAAGCCTGTCACAGTGCCAGCTGTGCCATAAATGTGGGCTGTGCCCTGTGTCTTAATTGCCATTGGTATAGTGGTTTAATAATGCACCAAAGGTCAAACACCCATCAGGTGTTGCTCAAGCAGATCAGCACATCAAAGGCCAGGGTGGTCATAAAGGCGCGCTCACCCCTTCCTTCATCCAGGCTGGTCTGCGTTACATCATAGCAAGTGGCATCATTGATGGTGACAAATCTGGCCTTGATGGTGGCCAGGTCATTCATCAGCCCCATCACATCCTGGGAAGCTTCCCTGTGGGTGGCAATGGTGTCATCATCAATGCTATTGAAGATGCCAATATTGACCTTGCACACATAATTGCCCAAGCCCTGGGAGATCTCACCAGGGTAAGCTGCACTCTCACAGCTCACAATAATGCTGGGCAGCTCAAGCTCAGTGGCTGCTTGGCCTTTAAAGATTGTATAACCAGCCAGGGCAGCTTCTGCATCAAGCACAGCAGCCAGGGCATCTTCAGTAATATTCAGTGGGGATTTGGATGGCATAAAGTGTTAAGTAGGTGATCTGCCTGTATTAGCTTTCTCAATAGCAATCCGCATAAAATGACGCATCCTAGCAGACATTTTTCCAGCGCGCACACCAATCACAAAACGCCTAGTGCCTGCCAGGTAGCCCACCCCAAAGATATTTCCCAGATCATTGCGCACTACTAGATGCACATCATTTGCAGCACCATTAAAGATATTAAGCCCCGCAGATCCGTGGCCTGCAGGGTGACGCGAAACCCAGGTAGGCATCTTACGCAGGCCAAATTTCTTTTCCACCCCATTAATCTTAGGTGTGCCAATCTTATTAATGGCAGAAATCCAGCCTGCCTTCATAAAGCCTACCCTAAGCTGTCTGGTCTTAATGTATCTTTCAATAATCTGGATAGAAGCAAAGTGGGGCTGCTCACCCTTCACCTGGCCTGTGATTGGATCTCGGCCACCATTCTTTCTGATGCGTCCTTTATACATCTTTCTGATGCGATCGTGGCGCGCCTTCAATGCACTGTCATTTTCAATGATGCCAATGCGTCTGCCACCAAATCTGCCAAATAGATTTTGGGCGCGTTTAAAGGCGCGCTCAGGGTTTGTATCTTGCCAAATCTTGCTTGCCAGCCCCTGTGTCTTTGGTGGCTTGCCCATCCTCCACTTGGTAAATTTTGCCAAGCTATTCTTCTTTGATCCCATAGCTGAAGCCAGGGTTTTGCTATCCTCACCCACCACAGTCAGCACATCATTTGCAACAGCCCAATCACCCCAATGCTGTGCAATCTTCTTATCACCCTTGCCACCAAGCTTGCCATTTAGTGGTGGGCTGAAATCAATGGCAGCGCGACAGGTCAAAGCCCCTTCCTCTTTTACCAGGTCAATGCTCATCTGCTTTGTGTAAGCCCCAAAATCAGCATACACTTTTGTTAGCTGCGCGTGTAGATTTCGATTAACTGTAATTACTATATCAGACATAGCTTATCTGGTGTTTTCATCCACCACTGTCAGCTGCACCCAGGCAGATCCAGGCTTCCTGAAAGGCTTGCTGGTGATCCTGAAGATGCGGCCAGCCCAAGTGAGCTTCTTGCCAAAGGCCATATCAGCTGAAGCAGCCAGGGCTGCAGCTGTGGCTGGGATCTTCACTGTGGTGCTGATCTGATCCATCAGGCCACCAGCATCCAGGGTAGGGTTTAGGGTGGCATCAGATACCATAGCTGGGAAAGTGTTAGCCCCAATGGTCACTGTCTGCCCAGCTTCAGCTGTTAGGGCTATGGCATCAGCCAACATCATTGAGATTAATGCTGCGTTCATATCAATGCACCAAAGGTCTATCAGCTTTGCTGCCATACAGGGCTGGCGCGCTGTGCCCCCTGGCTTGCCCCAGGAAGCCTTTGCCCTGGCTACCCCTGCCCAGGATACCCACCAAAGCAGAAAGCCCCCGCCAGGGTTAATCTGGCGGGGGCTGGGTGCTTAGCTGTTGGCCTGCTGGGTGCGCGGGTGTCTGGTGTTATCCAGGTGGAAGTGGACAATCCACTGCTGGCCATTGGTGTTACCCTTTGACCAGGTGTCTGCCCTGCCGCCGCAGCTCCATTTGTAGTTTTGGCCTTCCCCAATCCAGGTGGCCACTGCCTCAGCCTTCTCCTTGGCCGTAGCCAGGGGGCAGCTTGAGAAGGTAGCCCAAGCCCAATTGCACCCACCCCTGACATTATCAGGGATGAAAGGACAGGCTGGGCTGGCTGGTTTCGGGGAAGCCTTTGCAGGCTTGGTGGTGATCTTGCGTTTTATCATTGTGTGTTTTGTTTTTTATCCCTGGCAGGCTTGCGCCTGGCCAGAAAGTTAATCACCACCATCAGCTGTCAAAGATCAGAGTGATATGCTTTCTATCACTTCAATCATCATAGCACATCATTTGCTTTTGTCAACACATCATTTCTACAGCTCCAGGCAGTGGACACAAAAAAACCCCACCATTTCTGGTGAGGCTTGATGATCATCTAAGTGCCTAAGCTTAGGCTGTCTTTACTCGCTTGCCAGCTGTGGCGCGCGCGGTCTTGACACCAAAACGCATTGTGGCCGTGAAGCGCAGCACACCATCTGTATCCTGTGCGCGCAAGACCTGGACAGACAGACCAGAAGGATCAGTGGCCGTGGACACATCACCAGGGAACATACCAGCATAAGGCAGACCCATACCAATTGCGAGTGCGTCAGCTCCGCAGGCAAACGCTGCGAGATTTTCCGAATTGGTAGGAAGATCAGTGAATTCAAAGACCTGGAAGCCAGCGATCGTGCCGATCAGACCAGACGAAATCAGGGAGGATTGACCAGCCTGATTGAAAGGAGCTGTCAGGGTAGCATCCTTACGGAGCGCGCCAGCATAAGCACCATTGACCAGGAGACAGCGAGGATCACCAGCCTTGGCATCATTGAGATCTGTATTGAGGTCAACCACCTGGGCATAATTGAAATTGGCTGCAGTGATAACTTCATTGGCCGAGAAGTTAGCATTGACCAGCTCAGCACCGATCAATGCGTGGAGCTTCTTGGAAAGCTGATTGATGGCTTCAGGCACAAAGGCATTGGCCAGGTATTGCTCACCATATTCACCCACTTCATCAGGAGTGAATTCCTTGGTGCTGTGGTAATGCTTAAGAAGCACTGTGACACCTGTCAGATCTGCATTGTCACCTTCTTTGTAACCACCATTTGCCTTAGAGAATTCCTTGGCAACGCCACCCGAAACCAGATTGACCTGGATTGATTTGCCTACGGCATTGGTGGTGAGGTTTGTGGAGAAAGCGGAGAGAACGCCCAAGCGACCCTTAAGGCCAGCCAGGACGATTTCGGAGAGAACAGCAGGAGCTGCTGTGAATGTGTTAGCCATTTGATTTAGTTATTTAGGTATTAGAGTTAGGGAAAAAATTAGAAGCCAGGAGCAATGATGCTCTTGTGCTTTTGGAAGAAGGCTTGGCGCTCAGCACCAGGCTTCATTGCCATAAAGGATGCAAAGATTTGCTTGGCATCCTGGGCTTCAGCCAGCGCGTCAGCAGCTGGGGAATTGGCCACAGGCTTAACACCCAGGGAAGCTACCACCTTGGCAGCTTCCTTGCTGGCTGTGATCTGATTGGCCTGGGCTTCAGCAAGCTGCTTGGCCAGGGTATCCTTCTCACCTGTAAGGGTAGCAATGATGCTTTCCGCATCAGCCAGCTTCTTCTGGGCTTCAGTGGCTTCAAGCTTGATAGCTTCAGTGCTGGCCATCTTCTCAGCTGCTAAGGCTTCAAAAGCCTTCTTCAGCTCAGAGTGTTCAGCCTGGGCAGTGCCAAGGGTGGCATTGAGCTGTGTCACCATTTCTTCAGGGGTGGATGATGTAATTTCTGTAGCCATCTTATTAATGCACCAATGGTCAAATGCCTTGGCCTGGGTATCCATTTTAGCAATTTGCTTTTCTGCCCAATCAGCTGCATCCATCACATCACCTGAAACAGATCCACCCCAGATCAGCCAGGCCACTGCACCAGCTCCAGGGAAGGCATCATTGCCTGGCTTATTCTTAGGTGCATCCAGATCAGGCTTATGCCTAGCAAACCAGGCAGGCATCCTGCGCAGCTTGCTTTCTGTGGTAAAGCCCTGGGCAAGCTCCCTGGCTTCATCCAGGGTTTTATCAGTGAGGCCATCCCCGCCCAATCCTTCCCTGTTATAATCCAATCCGCGCTGGGCATTGGCCTTAAGGAAAGCTGGCACATCAATTGGCATATCACTTCTTAAAAGCTTTGGCCTGGATGCCCTGGCTGGCTGTGCCTTCCAGCTGGCCAAGCAGGATCTTCAAGCTGTCGGCCAGACCTGTCACCAAGCCTTTAGCTGCAGCTTCTTTGCCAGACATTGTGCCACCATTTAGATCAGCATCAGCTACCATTGTGCGCTTCATCTTCACAGAAGCCTTGAAGCTGTTGGCAGCATCCATAACGGATTTCTGCAGATAGGCATCCTGAGCTTCAGTGATTGGCAGGCCAGGGACACCAATGCCCTTAAGCTCATCAGATCGATAGATGCGGACATTGATGCCCATTGCCTTGGCCTGCTCAGATACATCTGTCACCACAGCATATACACCCACACTCCCTACAGAAGCTGAGCTGGATGCCAGCACTCTGGTGCTTGCACTTCCGATCCAATAGGCAGCAGAATTCATTGAGCCAGATGTGTAAGCAATTGTTTCTTTACCAAGCCCCCTGATCTTATTGGCCAATTCCTCCACCCCATCAATCGTGCCACCATCTGAATTGATATTGAACAGGATGCGCTTGGCATCTGATGCCATACCCTGATCAATATAATCATCCACTGTTTCCACATCAGTAGCCCCAATGCCTTCAAGTGGGCTAAGCCCCTTACCAATCATACCCTGGATAGGGATGATAAATGTGCTGCCTACCTGGTAAGGCTTAGGAGCTTCACCAAAAAATTGGGATAGGAGATCAGTAAAGCCCTGCTTCTGGACAATGGCCAGATGCTGCTGTGCCACCTGGTAATCTACCAGGAAGGGGCGTTGACCATTGATAGCTTTGATAAGTGAGCGCATAGGGTTTAAAGTTAAGCAGGCTGATCAGACCCTGGCAGTGTTCCATTGGCCTGAGCGATTTGGAATTCAGTGGCAGTAGGTTTGCCCTGGGTATCTTGCAGCCAATTGAAGCCTGGCTTGTATAGCATCCAAAGTGGCAAGCCTTCTGAGTCAGCCAGCTCCTTAATGAATTTAAAATCTTTGGCGCGCTTGACCATCTCAGTGCGCAGATCCAATCCGCGCTGGGCATAAAGCTCAGACATAGAAAGCAGCCCCAGCTCCACATCAGCACGATCCTGGGCAGCATCACGGCCAGCATCAATGGTAAGTCGTTTAGGTGTAGTGCAGCTGACCTTCCACCAATCGGGGCTGTCAGGCAGCTCACCATTGGCAATTTTTGTGCCAATAACATACCTATAAATTGGGATGATAAATCTCTCAATCAGGATGGTCTGCCAGCGGGAAAATACTCTGTCACTTTTGGCAGCAATTAATCTCAGTGCTGCGCCCCCTGCTTCAGAAGGGTTAATGAATTCATAGGGGATAGATCCCCTGCTGATATCAGATTGAATGGCCTTAAGGAAAGAAACGAAATTTCCATTTGGCCGTTTGCTTTCTAAGCTGCCCAGGCTTTCACCTGGCTCAAGCACAGCCAGCTTGCCCCCTAGCTTTCTTGCCAGGGTTTCACCATTGCTGCCACTTGTGCCCATCTCATCTTTCAGCTGGCCTGCGACAAAACCACCTTGCTTGTGCAACACCCTTGTAAAATCGGAGTCATTGCGGACAGCGAGCATTTCCAACTTCAAGAGCTCATCCTCAGATTGTATATCCGACCAGCTATGTTGAAGCAGGGGAAGCCCGCGCGCGCCAGATGAATAATCCTGTTCACAGATATGCATCACAGAATTGGCAGGGATCTCCCTGCTGACCTTATTGGGCTGCAGAAAATTGTAAGATACAATTCTGCCAACACTGTCAAAGCGCACACCATCAATCATACCTTCAGGCACAGGCACTCCCTCAGGGTTGCCTACCTTATGACCTTCCACTAGCTGGATCTTAGGATTGCCAAGCTCATCTGTGGTCAGGATGCCAAAGCTGTCACCATCTCGCAGCGCGCCCCTAAGGGGCAATCGTTGCAGATCTACCCAGGAAAATCTGCCAGACAGATCCAGCTGCTTAGCTGCTTCAGCAAAAGCTTCTTCATAAATCGCAGCCTTATCCCCATCTGCACTGTGGCATTGGATGGTGATGCCATCTGCCCCACACACATAAGTAACATAATCACCCAGGATCTGGCGCACCAGGCCACAATTGCGCTCACCATACCTCAGGCGTTTAATCATCTCCAGCCTATCATTGGCTGTGTAATCCACTGAGAAATCTACAGCTGTGCCATAGATTGCAGCACGATTGGTGCTGGCCTGGATGCTAGTGAATTGAGCTGAGCCAGCCAGGTGCTTAGGTTTAGCACCATCACCCTGGATGGTAGGCTGTGTGGTTTTGCGTTTAGCCATAAATTAATCTTCCAGATTTTGCCAATTGGATTTGATGACAGTGGTGCGCTCACCATAGGTTACACTGTCTGCAGCTGATAAGGCAAAGCAGGCTTCATTGAAGCGATCCTTGGCAGGCATTGTGATGGCCTTGCTCACAGATGTGCCACTGTCACTGTAGCTTGTGGTGATTACCCCTGTGGTTAATTCCACCAGGGCAGCATCCCTGATTGCCACAAGAGTGAGAACAGGAAGCCCAATGAAAATCCCTGAAGAAGCCATTTGAAATTGCACCAAAGGTCAATGGGGGTGCTTGCTGGCCTGCCCCACATTACAATGATCCCACCCGATTGCTTTGCACAGACCAGCAAGCACTTGCCTTATCCTTCCCCATCAGTGGCCTGTGTCAATCCACCTTCAGGCTGCGCGCCTGGCCTTTCTTCTTCAGACACATCCCTGCCAATGATGCCCCAGCGCACAGCCAGGATGACACCCATACAGGCACAATCCCAGGCGTGGTTTCCTGCTGTCTTTCCAGCTGGCATAATCCAATGGGCTTTGCCTGATCTGCTATCCTTCACCCTCACTTCACTTGTGAGCTGAGCCACATAATCATCAGGCACATTTCTTGCATAGGTATGCAGCCTGCGTTTCTGCAATCCAGCCAGGAGATCCTTGGTGGCCAGATTGCTCCACACAATCATTTCACATCTGCGCGCCTGGCCTGGCACAAAGATCAGCTGCTTGTCAGAATAAAATCTTTTAGTGGTTTTAGTGCCCATATCCTGCACAGTGAAATCAGCCTGGCCACTTCCTCTCAGTGCCTTCCATCCCCTGGCTGCACATTGGGCATAGACCTCTTGCGTCTGATCTCCTGAGTCAACACCAGCTAAGGCTTTGTTTACCGAGTGGAGTTTAGCCAGATCGTCCAGCTGTTGCCAGGTGTCCACCTTGCCAAACCAGCGCAGCCTGCTGTGGCCTGTCTTGCTCCAGCTCCTTACCTCAGCCCAGAAGTGCCCCCGCTGCACATCTATGGAAAGGGTGCGGAATGGCACTGAGCCATCAGGGATATTGCTGCTGTGGATATCCACCACCCTGGCTTCACCTGTGATCTTAGCTTCCATATCCCAATCATCACCCAGGGAATAATCCCCAGCCTTTGCCTGGCTTGTGATCTCGCCCCCCCCATTTTCTGACCAGCAAAGTGCCAATCTCTTTTGCTTCCACACCCTGCGCCCAGACTCATCACCATACAGGTCTGCACTCTCTTTGGCCTTCAGCATCCTCACAGCTTCCTTGCCCCAGGATGAATTGATCAGGCAATTCCAATGCAGGCCAACATTACCCCAGCTGCTGCCTGTGCTGGTGGCCTTGAAGCTTGCACCCCTTTCAGGGTTATTGGCTTCAGCCCTTACCCCTGGGGTATCCTTCAGCCTGACCTGGCAGTGCGCGCACTCATAAGTAGTGCCCACTTCCACCAGCTTGGTATCCCACATACCACCCACCTTAGCTTCTTCAGGGAAGCGAATAAACTCCCACAGCCAGGGCTGAAGCTTGCTGCAGCTGGGGCAGGCAAAGTGCCACACCCTTTGATCAGTGCTGTCATACAAGCTGTGAAATTCATCACCCTTATTTCCAGCCTGGCCAAAGGCCAGCACCCTACCCATCCAGCTGAAAGCCTGGGTGCGCGCGGAAGCTTCCAGGATGTGCCCCCTAGGATACATCCAGGCTTCATCCATAATCACTGTGCGCAGGGATAGGCGTTGCAGATTTCCCTCATTCCAAGCACCCCTGCAATACAGGGTAACACCATTGGTGAAATCGGCCACTGTGCTTTTGTCATTATCCCCATCAGACAAGAGTGCCTTGGCTGGTGGGCATTGATTAATCAGTGGGCGCACATACCTGATGAAGAAATCTTTGGCTTCAGGATCTGTGGGCTGCAGCATCATAAAAGGTGCGGGGGCATTTACGATCTGCCACAGGGCATACAATCTTTGCAGCAGGGATTTGCCTGACTGCGTTGCAGCTATCACCACACCCAGCTTTGTTTCTGGATCAGTGAGGATACGCAGTGCCTCAGCCAGCCAGGGTGTGCGCTTCAAGCTGAGCTTTCCCCTTATCATTGAGTCAGGCACATCATTCACATTATCTTCCACCCACTGCACTACATCACCTGTGAAGCTTGGCCTGATGGTATCCTGTGCTGTGGCCAGCAGCCTGGCTTCCTGGCTGGTCATAGGGTTTCCTTGGCCAGATCACTGCGCACTTCAATTGCCCACTTGGTAAGGGATTTGATGGCCGTTTCTGGTCTGTCTGGATTGCATCCCTCAGCACATTCAAGGGGAAGCTTGTCTAGCTTCTGCACTACCTTGGCCGTCCACTTGGCAATGAAGGCTTGGGCTTCACTCAGCTTGATCAGCTCCCTGGCTTCCACTGCCCTGGCCTTCTCCTTATCCTGGAGAAACACCAGCCCCTTCAAGCTGCCATTGTATGCTGTCTGCAGCTTGGCCTGGGCAGGATCATTTCCAGATATTGCTGCCATCAGTGCATCACGCGCCAGGTCAATGATGAGGATGTGCTGAGCCAGGGCATAATCAAGTGAGCCATTGGCCAGGGCTGTCACTGCCTGCAGCTGAACAGGGCTGAGCTGAGCAGCAGCTGGCTTGGGTGGTGGGGCTGGTAGCTTACGCAGCCTGCCTGCCTTGCGCGCCTTCAGCCAATCCCTGGCCAACACTAGATCCTTGGGCATACCTTCCTGGCACAGCTTGCTGACATAGCCAATTGATAGATCAAGCTGCTTGGCCAATTCTCTTTGTGTCATAATAATGATTGTAAATGATTGGCTGTTTTAGCCCTGGTGCGTTTCCTGACCGCCTTTTGATGAAAACCCGTGTTTTTTGGCGGTGGTGGATGCCCCACGCCTCACAGGGGGGGGATTAATAGATTTCTTATGCACCCCTTTGGTCATATAAGCATCAGAAAAATCATTTAGATTATTATCATCAGCTGCAGCTTGGGATTGTCTCATCCTGGAAAGCAATCCTGGTGCGATCTGGCCTGCGTGGGCTGCAAGCTTCAGCACCCTTACTGAAATGGCCTGCTTGGTAAGGCCAAGCCTTCTTGCGAGATCGTTTTGAGTAGGGGCATCACTTGTCTGCAGGATTATCTTCACCATATCGAAATGAGTCTGCACATTTTTATCTGATGATGCGCCCATCATTGCCAGCACATCACTGATGATCTCACCCACGCGCTCCCTAGTCACCCACCCATCAAACTCAGCTGGCTCATCTTTGTGCCTGGGATCTGCTGATGCAAATTTTGTATCATTGTCATAGACCAGGAAGCTGTGCCTGGGCATTGGCATCTCTCGATATGGGATGATCGGGGGCATCTGGCTTCTTAGCTCCTTCTGCTGATCCAGGGGCAGGCCATCAAACCAGGCATCAAAGACAGCTTCTTCTGGCCTGCCATCTCTCAGCTGCTGTAATTGCTGCTGCACTCTCCTCTTTTGGGGATTGGAAGCCATAGGATAAGCAGATTTTTTGTTTATATTGGTGTTATTAGGTCAGAAATTAGCCCTTAGCCACTACAATCCAGGCATTTCTGCTCGCATCATAGGACAGCAGGCCATAGCGCACAGCCTGAGTGCGCAGCCTTTTAAGCCTGGGTGGATCTGGCATCAGCCCTTCAGCTAGGAGTGCCTCACTCATCAGCTGCTTGCTTTGGGATGCCTGGAAGGTCTTAGGAAGCCTTTGGACAACTTGGCTGACCACTTTAGCCTTTCTTACCTTCAAAGCCTTCCTGGAGGCAATGAGGGCATCCAGATTGGCCTTCATCAGCTCAGGTCTATCCTTCCACAGCCTTTTCCAATGCTGCAGCTGTGCCAGGGCTTTCATTTTAGGCTTATTCATCCAATGAGGGGGCAGGGGTGGAATAAAGGCAGCATCCCCTGGGGGCAAGCGCAGCGATTAAGCCCCAAAGGGGTAATGCCTTTATATTACCCTTTAGGGTAATAGGTCTGTGCCAGGCACTGCCCAGGGTGCTTAGGCCAGGGCAGAAAGGTGTAGGCAGATTATACATCATTATCTTGCGGGGGTGGCGCGTTGTTTATCTCCCACTTGATCTGTCCCCTGATCTTACTGTGACGCACTCGCAGGCTTTCAGTGAAGAAGCCCTGGTGATCTCTCATCCCTGCCCTGCTGCCTCTCTTGCCTAGCTTGAAGATGAAGTGGGGCAGCTCATCATCCTCCCTGCGTAAGATGGCTGTGGCTCTAAACCAATTGGCAAGCTCACTACTCCCACTGAAATCATAGGTGCTGCTGGTCTTGCCTTCAGATTTCTTTGGTGGCTTGTTTTGGTGGTGGATGGCTATGAGCGCGCAGCCTGTGCGCATCAAGCAGGGCTGAAGGATGTGGCGCAGGAAGTGGCTGCAATATTCTTGCTTAGATACATCCCCTGCTGCGAACCCCAGGAGAGGATCAATGATCAGCAGATCAGCCCTGTGCTTCTTCACCAGATCCTCAATGAGCAGGCCAAAGGCATCACCTGTCTTAATGGCTTCCCTGTATATGCTGACATTCTCGGCCAGGGTTTCCAGGTCAGGTCTGCTGAGTGACATTGAGGCAGTAACATCCTGCCACTGTTCAGCCAGGTCAGCCAAATCATTTTCTGACTGCAGCAGCACAATCCTTAGTGGGCGCACAGGCTTGATGTGCCACAGGTCACGGCCAAGTGCCCAGCTGACAATCATCTGTGTGGCCAGGGTGGATTTGCCACAGCCAGCCTGGGCACTGAATAGTAAGCTGCCACCTTTGCAGATCCATCTATTGCCCAGGAGATTGTTAGGATCATTGTGCCTATCGATATTATACAGATCAGCCAGGGGCATCTGCACTGTGGTGCTATCCTGGCTGCTGGTGGTGCTGATATCCTTGGCCTGAGCCATCAGGCTTTGCATCAGCTCATCTGGTTTGAAAGCTCCTGACTGTGCCTTGGCACTGATATCCCTGGCCAGATTGATGAGCTGGCGCGCCTGGTGCTTCTCCTGCAGGATGATGATGGCCTGCCTAAGATTGGCTGAGGGGGCAAAGATGGAGCTGGTCAGCTCATTGATGTAATGCAGGCCACCAGCTTGATCCAGGGTGAGGGTGCTGCGTAGCTGATTGGACAGGGTAAGCTCATCTGGGCTGATGCCCAGGGTGATGAGCTGCTGGCAAGCCTGGTAGATGGTCTGGTGCTTTGGCTCAAGGAAGGCTTTGGCATCCAGGCTGGCATCACTGCAGGCTTTGAAGGATGGGCGCAGGGCATCACCATCCACTAGGATGGAAGCCAGCACACACCTTTCAGCATCCAGATCGCAAGGGGGAAGCTGTGGTTTGTGGTTTGTCATAGGTGGGATGTAGAGGAAGGCAGGCTGCTGTGGGGGTGCAGCCTGTCAACCTGTTGCAGTTAGAAGCCTGGTTCAGCTGTAGGATCTACCTGATTTACGAAAGGGTGAAATTTCGTCACCTTGCAGATCAGCTTCTGCTCACCACTACTGAAGGTCACTTCTTCCTGCACCACTGTCACCTTCAGCATACACCCTTCAGCTTGGCTGAGGAAGGCGCGCAGCTCATCCTGAGATTTACCAGGCAAGCCCACCTTCTTCCCTGTGGCAGTGCCCACAAAGGCAGCAGCGCGTTTCAGTGCGCCATCAGTGCTGCCAAAGAAGGTATCATTTACCTTAGTGCTGTCCTTAGTGGTCAGCAGCACCTTCACCTTGGCATCATTCTTCTGGGTGAAGCTCACATCCTCATCACGGATTTTGCAGACCTTAACCAGATATTCACCTGGTGAGCTGATGGCTGTGAGTTTTGGGCGGGGGCTGTTATTGTTTTGGTAGGTCATAGGGTATCAGGGTTAAGAGGTAAAGGGTTTGTGTCAGGATCAATTGCTTTGACTGTCAGCTGGCCATCATTGAGCAGCTGCTGTAGAAGGATGGCTGTGGCAGGATGTTCAGTGCGCACAAAGCCCCTGCCACTGTAAAGGTAAGGCTTACCTAGTGGCCAGGGTGGGGCATCAACATCAGTGCAGTGGAATAAATAGAAGGGGCTTTGGCCTTCCTTCTGGGGGTTGAATACTTCAGCCACCCAGGTCTTGCGCTGGCTCATCAGGCAAAGGTGATGGCATCAGCTTCACCCTTGGTGGGGTAAGGCTGCAGGGTGTGGATCTGCTTGGGATAGGTAGGATAGCTATCAAAGGCAGTGCAGGCTTTATATGCTTCAATGGCCTGGGCGAGTAGCACACCACCTTCAGCAATCAGCTGGCTGGACAATTCAAAGCAGCCTGTGGCATTTGGTGCAGCCTTCTCAGCACAGATCATCTTAAAGCCCTGTGGACGGACACCAAAGGTCTGCTTATACATCAGGCAATAGAAGGCAGCTTGAAGGTGATAGCCCCTTTTGTATGTAGTGGCCAATACATTGCGGGGGGTAATGTAATCACCAAAGGTCTTAAGGTCTATGATCCAGCCATCTGTGGTGATCATATCCAGCTGCGATTTCATCTTAATGCCATCATAGGTGGTGGCCAGGCACAGCTCAGTGGCCAGGGGTGTGATGCCCCAATGCTTCAGCTCATCATTGAGTGCCTTGCCAGCGCGCATAGCTTCTTCAAGCTCATCACGATCTGCTACTGTCTTGCCCTGGCTTACCTGGTCAAAGTTATCCCACCAGGCAATGGCTTCCAGGGTGGCAGGGGTAGGCTTCTTAGCTGTGCGCTGCTTCTCAGTGGGCTTCTTAGGGGCATCATCAGGCAGGGTGATTACCTGGCTGGCAAACAGGTCAGGCTGTAGGCAGAAAAGGTGTGTCAGGCTTCCAATGCGCAGGGCTGGGGTTTCCTTCTTAGCACCATCAAGGTATGCCTTATAGTGGCCAGGGCTGCGGAGGATCTCCTTGCTGCCAGATTGATTGAGTGCCTGGTGTGCATCATAGGCAGCACGATCCCAAGGGAAGGTGGGCAGGGCTTTGATCTGTTCTTTAGTTATCATTTTTGGGGTGTTTCGTTTTGTGGTTTGTGGGGATGAGAAAGGGGAAATCAATGAAGCCATCATTGGCCATATTGCAGAATAGGGCTGCATCAGCCTGGGTGGTAAAGCGCAGGATCTGGCCACCATAGATCAGGAAGCCAGGTGAGTGCTTGAAGCTGCCACCTTCCACCAGGATGAATTGCCTGGTGATGCCATTGGCATCCTGGCCAGCCTGTGGGCTGTATTTGGGCAGTGGGCTGGGCTTACTCATTGGTGCAGCTGTTAATGATTTCAATACACAATGCCTCTGGCACTTTGCTTCTTTCAAAAGCATTGGCCTTACCCTGTGTGCCTGTGCGCGCGCCCCTTGGGGCTGCTTGATGGCAGGGTGATCCATTGCTGCACTTAGGCTTAGGCATCCATCTTGTGCTGTTAGTCCAAATATCAGTGGGCTTCATTCTATCATCACCATATTGGCAGTAGGTCACTGTGTGCAGAAAAGGTATGTGCTGAAGTAATGGCAAAGTGCGCAGCATCCCTCTAGGGTTTTCAATGAAATAAAATTGGGGATCTAGCTGCTCAATAATCCAGGCTGTGCGCTTTATAATATCTATGCTTTGGATTGCTGCCTGTGTCTTTGGCATCCTGCCTGGAAGCCAATGGTGGCCAATGGATGCAACACTGAAACAGGTGCAGGGAGGGGAAGCCCAGATGATATCTGGTTTGAAGGGCACTTTTGCAGGATCAAAATCCATTATATCAATGGCATAATCAATGCCTTCAAAGCTTTTAAGGTCTGAAGCAAAAGTGATATGGCCAAGCTTCTCAGCTGTCTTGCTGAATGATTTGCTGCCAGCAAACAAATCAAGCACCTTGAGCTTACTCATTGGGGTGCTTGCGTCTGTAGTCAGCGCGCCAGGCTTCAATGCAGCGCAGACGCAGCTCAGCTTCTCGCAGATCCCATTGGAGCTGTCTATTGATGCTGGCCAATTCCTTCTGCTGGTGGATCAGGTCAGCCACAATATCCAGCACCTGATTAAAACGATGCTCAAGTGGTATGCCCTGGGGCTGTGTGGTGTCACCAATCATAGGGCTTTGATCTGCTTGATGATCTCATCAGCCTGGGCTTGGCTTTCCCTAGAATAAAAGAAGCCCTTGCGCACTGCCAGGTCAGCCAGCTGCTTGGCCAGGGTGATGGCAGGGCTTGTGGGCTTTGCCTGCAGCTGTGCCTTGAGCTGCTGAGCTTCTTCCAAGGCCAGCTGGTATAGCAGCCAGGTGTGATCAAAGGTGGCCTTGCTCACATATTGCTTGGCCTGAGCTTCAAGGGCTGCTTCAGCCAGCTTGATGGGGATGAGGTTACTCATTGGCCTTGGGCTTTGGCTTGGATGCCTTGGCCTTATCCAGCTGCCTGGCTGTGATGCTGATGGCCTTCCTGATGTGCCTATCAGGGATACCTTCAGCCAGGAGATCCAGGGCAATGGCCTGCTTCTGGGTGGCCGTCAGCAGATGTGCCTTGGGGTATCTGTAGCCAGCCTGGTTATTGCCAGCTGCAGCCTTGAGGAAAGGGGCAGGCTTATCCATTGGCCTGCGCGCGCTCATTGATGGCCTTGAGGAAAGCCTGACACATCTTAGGGGATGTGGTCAGATCTACCTGGTAAATGGTCTGCAGATTTCGCAGGCTGTCACCTTCAGTAAGCCAGCCCTTCTGCACCAGGATCTGGTCAGCTGCCTTTAGCTGGCCAGGGTTAAGGTGGCCTAAGCTGTCAAAATACCACAGGGGGTGGGGGGCTTGGCTCACTTCAGCTGCAACAGGCTTGGCCTGGTAGGGCTTAGGCTGCTGGCTGTAGGGCTGGGGCTTGCTGGCCGCATTGCCATCATCATCCATCATCTCAGTAGCCACGCCTGCTATAGTTGCCAATGCATAGCGTCTCAAATAAGTTAGGGCTGATCCTGTATCCTGCAGCTTACCACCACCCTTGATACCCAGCTCACCAAATTCAAAGATGTGCCCACTGATATGCACCACCTTTGTCTGGATGCTGACGCGCTCATCAGATGTATTGGCCACCTGGATGAAGGCCAGGCCATAGGCTGCAAAGGCTGGCTTCACTTGATCCAACAAATCACCAAGCCCGAAATAGCTGGATTTAAAATGCGGATTGATGCGCTTGGCTTCCACATTCTGGCAGCTGGCAATGGCCAGCACCAGGGCTTCAGTGGGGCTAAGCTTCCTGATCTCATCAGACAGCAGCACAGGGGTGAGGATGGGGGTGGTGGCCTGATCAGCAGCAGGCTGGCTGTCTTTGCGTTTACTCATTGGGTGTATTGGGTGGGTGGGTGGAAAAGTGGGGAAGCTCCTGGAGGGATTTGAACCCACAGCCTTCTCATTACAAATGAGACGCACAGCCATTGTGCTACAGGAGCAGAAGGGATTAACCTTGGGTGGCCTTGGCCTGCTTGCTCAGCTCAGCCTTCTCACAGGCTTGCAGATAATCTTCAAGGGCAGTGGGATTATCCAGGCTGATGCGCTTGGATTTGCCAGAAGCTCCAAGCCCCAAGCTCCAGGCTGTCTTGCCATTGATCAGCACAGGCTTCAGCTTGCGCGCAATCGTGCCACAGGGCAGGATGACATAGGGGGTTTGACCAATAGGGGTGATGGTGGGGGTGGGTGTTTTAGCCATAGGATTATTATTTTCTGGGAGAGAGATTGAGAGAGTGATCAAGGATCAGCAGGGCATCTGCTGTCTTTAAGGTCAGGCCATCCACCCAAGGGAAACGCCTGGAAGCTTCTGCCTTCAAAGCTGATTTCCAATTGGGGCTTCCAGCCTTGGTGATGCCCAGGCCAGCCTGCCAGGTCTGCGGGGATACCAGGATCACCCTGTGCTGTCGGCCAATGCACCAGCCTTCAATCCAGCCACAGCTTTTGCCCAGCTTAAAGGCTGCGCTGCTTGGGATAATCCTGCCCACAAAGGGTGGCACTTTCTCCAGGTAGATGGTGCAGCCAAAGGGGATCAGATTGGCCAGCTCAGCCATATCTTCAGGCATAGGATGCAAAAGGATGCTGTTATCTGGGAGCAGCAATGCAATGCCACCTGACATACCAGGATCGATTGCTGCAGCTGTAGCTTGGGTGAGTGTTGCCAAAGGTGTTTTGTCTGTAGAATTATCTTAAGAGTGCTGCCTTGCGCTTGGTGATGGCTGGGCATCTGCCAATGTCAAACCCCCTTTGCCTGTATCCACTGAAGCCCAGATTGTGGATGGCATACAAATCCACCAGGGTAGGTTTCCTGCCTGTGGCCTTGGTAAACCTGGTGGCATTGAGAGTGAGCCAGCTGTGCAGATAAGATCTGGCAATGGTGGCATCAAGGGCTTTGTGGTAAGGGTAGGCATCAAGGCCATTGGCTGCGCGCCAGGCTGTGGTGTCTTGCCAGCTGGGGTAATGGAATTGAGCCAGGCCAAGGCCAGCACCCTTATCCCCTACAGCTGCAGGATTTCCGCTGCTTTCAATGGCAATGATTTTATCCAGCTGTGCTGGGGTGATAGCTGCCATAGATGATGCGCAGGATAGAAGCAGGGCTGGGATGTATGTCATCTGGTATGTCATTTATTTTTCTGCTTAATACCTGTATATGGGCAGAATTGATGTTCATCAATTGGTGGGCACTCACATTCATCTGTGTGCTGCTGATGCTTTGTGCAAAAATAGTCATCACAATCTGGGCATTTAATCCAAATAATCTTCATCTGGTATGTCATTTGCGCACAGGCATTGCGTTACCCCTTTGCACATCACCATCTTTCCAGGTCACTCTGTAGCTTAAGGTAAGGAAGCCACCAAAGCCAATGTGTGCATCAAGCCAGGCTTCAGTGCAGCCATCAAGTGCAGCCAGGCGCACCTGTTCATCAGCCAGGATATCCTTGGCCTTCTTCAGCACAGCCTTTTCAGACATATCACCAAAGATGATGCGATCATTGAAATAGTAGAATTCCTGGATCAGATTGTGCAGGATGAAGGTGGCGAAATCTTTACGCATCTGAAGTGGGGGTGGGGTGTAATTCATAGGATTATCAAAGTGGATTGGCTGGCAAGCCTGCTCACTTATCCCACCTGATCTTCACCAGGGTGGGGTGGCGCATTGAGCCATTGGGGGTGATCTCCTGGCACTGCACTTCAGCCACCTTGCCAATGTAAAGGTGGGGCTGGTCACTGATGGCCAAGCGCAGCTCATCACTCAGGCCAGATCCAACAGCCACCACTGTGCCTAGGTAATTAATCAGCAGCGCGCCAGCTGCACCATCAAACCTACCCTTCCCAGGCACAAAGCCCACAATGGGGCAGTCATAGGTTTCAGATCCCTTCAGCTTGATCCAGGCTTTGCTGCGCTTGCCCTGGTAATAAGGGGCTTCAATGTCCTTAAGCACTACACCTTCCCAGCCCAGGCTGATGGCCTTCTGCACCAGGGCTTCAGGATCAATGCAGCTGGTGGTGATGGTATCAAAGATGGGCACTTGCTTGATCCTTTCAGATGAGTGCAGGCCAGCCTTAGTAAAGGCATCAGTGATGGCCTGCCTTCTGGCCAGGTAGGGCACACCATCAGTGGTCACCCAGCCTTCTACCCAGGGCAGATCAAAGATGGCAAAGATGCCATCAGCATCTGTGTCATCCTTCTTCATCAGCTTGCCAGCCCCATCATAGAAGCCAGCACCAGCAATGGCTTCACCATCAAAGCTGCAGGGCTTGCCAATGGCAGCACCCAGCTTGAGCAGATCAGGCGCGCAGCTACCCAGGGTGGTAAGGGGGTGGCCGTTTCTGGTCTGGAATGTCACCCACCCTTGGGCTGCATCCACTGTGGCAATCACCCTGATGCCATCCAGCTTTGGCTCAATAGCCCAGAAGCGATCACCCAGGGTGTCTAGATTGGGCAGGCTGGTGGCCAGCATAGGGCTGAAAATCTTAAGCTGCATAGGTCACTTGCGCTTGGATGTGAACAGGGCACACAGGCTGATGCCCAGCACAATGGGGATCAGGATGGTGAGGAAGAAAAGCACCAGGCCATCTATGCCTTGGCTGTAATCCTGGGGTGACAGGGGCTTGTCATAAGCAGCCCTGTGATTTGCGGGGGTGGTGGTGTGGTTTTTCATAGGTAAGCTGGTGGGCTGATGATTATTTGAGCAGCTTGGAAGCAGCAGCACTGCGATCAGAAGCCCTGCGCAGGATGGCAGGGAAATGCTTATACCACCAGCGCACACCCTTTCCATTATCCAGGGCAAGCCAGGCTTCACAGGTAGCAGCAGCCAGGGCATAGATCTTAGCTGCCTGCTTGTATTCTTTGTGCGCTTCCTTGGCATAAGCCTTGCGCTTGGCTTCAGTGCGCTTGGTGGAAAGGGCACATTGCTCACAGGTGAAAGCCCAGAGCTTTGCCTGGTATGCTTCATTGCGCAGCTTGAAGGTCTGCTTCTGAAGCTGCTGGGCGGGGGTGGTTTCGTTTGTCATAGGTGTGGTGATATGTGGGTGAGAGTGATGGCCTGGGCTTAGCCAGCCTTCAGGATCTTATTGAGCGTCTTGGTGTGGGCAGCTTTAGCAGCCCTCATCTTGTAAGCAGCCTTATTGCAAAGCTCGAAGTGCTTGGCATTATCTTCAGGGGCGCACTTATTCCAGGCTTCCCTGGCAGCAATATATTCCATACAAGCCTGGTGACTGAGTGCCTTATGCTTCTGATCAGCTTCAATGTATGCCTGGGTGGTTTCGGTTTTCATAGGTGTGGTGATATGTGGGTGAGAGTGATGGCCTGGGCTTAAGCCAGGATGGTAGCCAGCTCCTGCTCAGTTAGGCTGCGATCCTTTAGGATTGTCTTGCCCTGATCATTAACGAAAAATTTTTCCTTATAGACTAAGCCCACCTTAATCGTGAAAGGCTTATTGGCTACCTGGACAGCAATGATTTGGCTGGTGGCCAAATAGGTATGCGCATCACTCCTTGAAAGGTGATTGATTACAGGCCACTCAATAAAGGTGAAAAGACCATCTTTGGTGATGGTGGCCTGGGTGGTGTTTAGCTGACTGATTTCGGTGATTTGATTTGTCATATGTGTGGGAAGGCCAGCACCATAGGCAAATGATGTGCCACCTGTCCAGCCCTGAAAGCAAATCATTTAAGCCTATCCCTGGCCTTATGCCTGGTGGCCTGCCTTTTCCGCAGCCAGATCACCTTGGCAAGCCTACCAGCCTTGGCCGTTTCCCCTGCTTTGGTGGCCTTCCTGAGCCATTTGGCTAGGTCAGGCAGGCTTGGCCTAGGGCTGGGGTGCATTGGGGGCTTAGAAGGCCAGCCAGCTGGGTGGGGGCAAGCCTTCACTTCTGCCCCTTATCCCCAAAGCCCAGCCCCTTCCAGGCCAGCGCGCCCCCGATCAGCATACAGCTAACAAATAAGCCCAGGCTGAAATCCCTGCAATTCACCAGGGCTTGCTTGGCACTGTTCAGATTTCTTTCCAGGTTCTTATCATCAGCCACAAAGGTCTGCCCTGGGATATCAGTGATCAGGAGTGCCATCACATTGCTATCTTGCAGGCTGTCCAAAATGAATTGGGCTGTGAAGTAAACAGTGGCAGCGCAGCACCCAGATATAATGATGCTACCCACCACAGCAATCAGAAGATTGGCAGGGTGCATCCCCCAGATCCTGGGCTGTGTGTCACTTTCTGGCATTGCGTTTTATCTTAGCTTTCTTGGTGGCCTTCTTTAAGCCTGCCTTGGCTTCATTCACTTTGCCCTTCATCTTAGCTTCTAGAAATTGCAGGGTATAATTTAGGATCTCAGGGCTGGCAAAGCCTGCAATGCCACAGATGCACACCCTGAGATTTTCACTCTGCACATAATCCCTTGCAGCAAAGTTAACAAAATAAGCAGTGACCATAGCAGCTGCACCTGAGCGCAGCATATAGCCCCAGGATGGCCGATCTGTGCTGAGCAGCTGGCGCGCAATCATAGCAGCACCCCCAAGCATTGCACTGATGACACCCTGCTTTAGTGCCTCATCCCCTGTGATACTTTCAAAGCCTGTGGATGGTGCTGCGCTCATTGTTCAGTGGGGGTAGGTGGCTCAGTAGATTTGCTGATGTCTGTCTCTACCTTTGCACCTGGAGTCAGTAGGGCTTTGACCATCACCCAGGTCTTTACCCCTAGCACCAGGAGTGCCTGCAAGCTGGCCAGCCCCAGGGTGACACCAATTACCCAGGGGAAATAAGTGCTTTCAATTACCCAGGGCAGGGCAGATGTGAGCGCGCCACCCAGGATCACCAAAGCAGCAGACCACTTTGACACCCCAATGAAGTGGCCAAAGGCCAGCAGGCCGACACCCAGGGCAAGCATAGCTGCACCCAGGCCAGCCAGGATCAGCACCCTTTTCTCTTTGGCAGCAGCATCCAGCTCCAGCTGCTTATCATCACAGTGCTGCTTCAAGGCTGAGATCTCCAGCTGTGCCTGCTTCTGCTGGGCTTCCATCTTTGTCCAAAGGCCATCAAGCTCACCCTTGAGCTTCTGCCCATAGGCCACTGCCTCAGCTATGGCTTTGGGATCAGCAGCCTGCGCGCGCTGCCTGGCAAATGCCACATCACCTTCTGGGGCATTGGGCAAATAGGCTGCAGCAATAGACAGCTCAGCTTCCACCTTGGCAGGCTGGCCTTCCTTATTGGCTTCCCTGGCTACCTGGACAGAAGCAGCCACCCTGTGATCAGCTTTGTCCAGCTTATCACCAAAGACCTGGGTGGTCTGCTCACCTGGTTCAGCCTGGGGTGTTGGCAGATCTGGCTTGGGGTGGCAGGATTGGAACAAAGCCAGCAGGCCAATCAGTGCCAGGCGCATTGGCTTATTTCTTAACAGCAGCCAGCACAGCCTTGGCCTTTTCTTCAGCAGCCTTTAGCTTGGTGGTATTGTTTCGATAGACCAGGATGCCTGTGGCCGCGCCTAAGAGGTAACAGGTGACAGATGTGATGAGCAGGATCATAGGTGGTTTAGGTGAGGTTTGAATTGAGTAATGTCTGCAGGGCACTTTCTGTGCTGGCTGAGTAAATTGTTACATCATCAATGTGGGTAAGGGTATGCCCTTCCAAAACCTTACCAATCACAGTGGCTTTATTATCATAAATAAAACCAATGAAACAATCAGTGGCTGCTGTATATGTGTTCATAATTAGATTACAGAAAATGCTGAGTCACCAGATGAGTCCACTACTCTGATTTTAAAGGCGTGGGCTGTGTTTGAGGACATACCTGTGAAATAGACAGTGCTGCCAGAGTGAATTAATGATGCGTTATAAGCACTTGTGCTGGCATTTAGAATACCCCAATTACCCACCCCAATATTCACAATCATTCTTGGGATTGTAGCCCCCCAGCCAAAATACAAAGCAGCACTTGTTCTGTCCAGAGCCACCACTTCTGAGGCAATGATGTTTGCCTTAATCTTATTTGGTTCAGCTACTGCCCTAGTGACATAGAAGGTGGATGCAATGGATGTGTCATTTACTGTTGCAGCTTGGGTGGGGGCTTGGGGATACCCTGTCAAAGTAGGGCTGGCAGTGTTTGCCTTCAGTGCCAATGCAGTGTCAACTTGTGCAATGCTGTAAACGCTAAGATTGGTGCGCGCTGTAGAAGTGCTGACCAGCTCAGATAGATTATTTGCCTGGCGCAGATAACGGCCATCAGCACTAGACTCAGTTAAGGCTGGCTCTAAAGGTGACAAGCTTAGTGCGCCTTCATCAATCACTGCGGATTTTAAAGTGCAGGGAATTTGCAGCACTGTCAGGGTATCAGTGCCATCAGCAATTTCCACTTCCAGGGTGGTCTGTATGCTTTCAGCACCATCAAGGTAGCTGATGGCATTGGCCGTATTCATATCCAAATTACCTTCAAAGCCAGCAAAGGAAAGCAGGCCAGAGCTGCCACCTGTCAGACCAGACGCGCCAGGCTGCACCCTTACAGTGATATCATAGGCATAAGCCCCCACCTGTTGCACAGTAACAAGATCCAGCAGGGCATCTTTGCTCAGTGCGTTTTGCACTTCCAGGGCAGTGCTGCCTACAGCCAGGGAAATTGTGCTTACATCTGTGCCTGTGTTTGCATCAAAGGCCAGGGTGAATGTGCCACCCTTAGGATCAGGGCTGATGCTTGCGCGGAAAGTGGCGCGCGATCCATCCCAGGCAGACAGGGTAGCTGTGGTAATGGTGCTGGCTGTAGTGGCTGAGAAGCTAAGTGCCAAAGCAGCCACATTCTTTTGAAGATGCACCAGCACGATCTCAGGCTGGCTTCCATCACCTTCCTGTAAGACAGAAATGCCAACAGTGCTAAGAGGGATGAGCGCACTGCCATTACCTGTGAAAGCAGCCCTGCTTCCATTGCTCACAAATTTGATAGAATAATTGTCACCAATCTTGCTAACAGTAACCCCACCAGCTGTAGAGATAGAGGAAAGCAAATTGAGCTTTGTCTCCATAAAAGCTGCTGTCACATTGTGATCAAAGGCAAAGCTGGTATCACCCCCAAAGGTCAGGGTGAAATGGCCAGCTGTGGGGCTTTCATCAATAGCACCAATGGCCACCTTAATCCCTGGAGATCCAAGGCCAGCCACTTCCTGGCGGGGGTATG